TCTATATGACTTCACAGGTGAGGCTTTGAAGCCTTGGGCAAATGATGGCTATGAATGTTATGCTTATGACATACAGCATACAGGAACTATGGAAGTATTTCCTGACAGTGGCGGCATCATTCACTATGAATACGCTGATCTTCATGACCAAAATTCTTTGGATCAAATCCATGACGATTTTTACACACGTCAAATGGATGGTGGCCCACCTGTTGTATTCGGCATGGCCTTCCCCGTCTGTACTGACATGGCTGTATCAGGTGCGGCACACTTCAAGAGCAAGGCCAAGGTCAACCCAAGCTTTCAGACTGAGGCGGTAAGCTATGCCATGTGGTGCGCTAAGTTATTCAACAGCATGGACATACCATACTTCATAGAGAACCCCGTCAGTGTCCTAGCTACGCAGTGGCGCAAGCCTGACTATTCTTTCCACCCTTATGAGTATGGTGGGTACATCCCTTACACTGAGGCAGAGCATCCACGTTGGCCCGAATACATTGCACCCTTTGATGCCTACACAAAGAAGACTTGCCTATGGACAGGCGGTGGCTTTGTGATGCCAACAAAGTATGCAGTAGATAAGCCTGATGGATATAGCAACCAACACCTAAAGCTGGGCGGCAAATCACAGCGCACCAAAGACATACGTAGTGCTACGCCTAGAGGCTTTGCCATAGCAATACATGACGCCAACAAAAACGGCAGTGTGTATGGAGAGAATTATCTTTGGACATTAGAAACAGCAGAGGAATTTATATAATGGCTAAAAATTTAATGGGAAAGACACGCAGCGTACAGTTGCCGTATGCCACCTTCAAAGGTCATGGCCCCTTCGGGCAGACAGAGATGCATGTACTGAAGGTATACCAAACGCCAGCTAATGAAGCAAAGAACAAGTATGCTAAGTGGATGGTTGCAGTTAAGACAGACATGACACACGGTAGCTATGACATGGGTGACAGCTACATTCGTGAGGCAACGATGGGCCTGACACTGGTGGACTACTCAGATGCATACGCAGAGCAGTATGGGATCAAAAGAAACATAGAGGAATATATATAATGCATTCTTATTTAATATACCAGCGCCCAATGGATAAGCAATTCCAGGATGAGCTAAATGGATCAGCCCTTACGCCAAGGAAGAAAGCTTATTTCGATTTGCACATGATGCCTGACGGTAATGCGGCAGAGGCAGCAGTAGAAAATGCGATATGCCATGACCTATACAGGCCTACCATGTTTATGATCGGGTACGACAGGCCCAACCGTGCTACACTTGAGTACATATTTGCGGAGGGCAATGGTCATGGGTCAGGGGAGATAGACAGGCATGACCTAGTGAAACACACAAGCATATCAGTTGGTGATTTGGTGGTAAGCTTAGACGACAACACAACACATGTGTGTATGCCAATGGGATGGCATGAGGTAAGCGGCGTAACACTTAACTTAAACATAGGAGTATAAGACCATGAAGACATTGAACGTAACAAGTGAACAGATAGATTTTATTATACAGGAGTGCATGACTAGCCTAGTATTTGGGGATTACTTTGACCCCTACAGCTGTTCAGAAAGTACTACAACAGCAACAACTAAGCATCTTGTGGCACTAACTACATTGCTACACGAATGCGTAACACTAAAGGAAGAAGGATAATATTATGGCAAGAACTAATGAAAGTAAAACAGAAGACAATCCTTGGTCACACACTGAGGTTCATATAAAGTATTATGATGAGCCAACTTCGAGGAGTGTGGGAAGCATGGGTAATAGTCTAGTTGACATAGGGGATTATATGTTAAACTTATTACATGATAACAACGTAGAAACTGTAACACTAAAGAAAGAAGGATAAGATTATGACACGCACCAATGAAAAATTAGCTGAGAAGATAGCCAAGGAAACACCAGTCGTAGACACACGCTCACAGTGGGAGATTGATCGTGAAGAACGTGAGTTGAAACGCAACAATGCTGCACACTTCTTATTGGAGGATCAAATAGAAACAATAAAGACAGTTATCAGAACCATACAAGACGCAGACTTTATGCTTCATGAGTCTTACGAGTTAGGCACAGACGAAATGAAGGCTATCGACAGAGCAGATTGGAAGCTACGCATGGCATTCCCTGAGCTACACGATAGTGTACACAACGACAGAATGGGAGATTAAAACAAAGTGTCTCGTGTTACTATCAGGAAGGTAAACAAAATATACACAGTGTATGATAAGAAAGGTTTTGTAGTGATGATAACGCGAGACAGAAGACTAGCAATACAATTAGCAAAGGGAATAAAATGAACAATAGATACTTCGTTAAGAACATAAGACGTTTAACCAACACACTGAATGGCAATCCCAGGTTTAAGCTTATCGTTGCTGATGGTCAGGGCAGTACCATCACGATGCATACCAAGCCTGACGCACAGTTTAGCTACACAGTAAGCACAACATGGCTGGACAGGATGATTGAGGCTGACACACATAGCACTAAGCGCATCATGATGATTGACGATGCCAAAGTATCGGAGGTATTCTAGCTGTGTTGGACATAGTGGCGATAGGAATAAACGTATTAGTCTTTGTGTTTATTTTGTTACTAGCTAAATAAATTTTAGGTCTACCCCTTGACGAATAGTTTTGGATACCTAATTAAAAGAATACTAATAGTATTACTTAAAGTATTTTATCATCTCTAATAAGAATAAGATACTAACAGTAGTACTATTAGTATACACTAACACCGTTGCTTTCGTTATTAAAATACTAGGAGTATTACTATGAGTACCAAAGAAACCTTTGACGTAGCTGCTATGATTGAGGATTTGTTTGACCAGATACATGACCTCCAAGATTTTATAAGTTACATCGGTGTAGACGAACAAGACTTTATAAAATGGCAGACAGAAAGAGACAACATAACTTATCACTAGGAGGAATAACAAATGTTAATATATAGAAACAGTCCAGTAACAGGCCGCATAAATTGTATGTCTATAGACGTAACCCAAGATCAGCTTAATGACTGGGAGAGTGGCACTCTAATTCAGAACGCTATGCCTTCACATCTAAGCGCTGATGAGAGAGAGTTTATAATGACTGGGATTATGGCTAGTGAGTGGGATAGTTTACATGATTGATGTAGAAATGTGGGCTATTAAAGATACTAAAGAAGATAAATTAATTGTAACTAAATTTGGTAGGTCTACATGGAAACGTAAGATGAATCCTAATTCAGTTAATATTGTAGGTTATAATAGATATGATTTTGATTGGACAACTATGCCCCCAATTAAAACAGAAAATTCTAAGTACAAGATGTTAAAACCTATTCGAATTAAAGTAACGGAGATTTTAGATGATTGAAGTAACATACATAAATCACATGGGTAATGACCTGTCAGTGGTTAATGCTGCAAGGGTTAGCTTTGCTAAAGAATCCAAATGGGATGACTACGACAGTGAGAAAGATCAGTATGTCTTGAAGGACAAAGACAGGAAGTTAATCCACTACTTAGCTGAGCATAAGCACCTCTCACCATTCGGACATTGCTTTGCATCCTTCGTTGTTAAGGCTCCAATCTTTGTGGCTAGGCAGTTGGTTAAGCATAAGTTCCTACGTTGGAATGAGATCAGCCGTAGGTATGTAGACACTAAGCCTGAGTTCTATGAGCCTGATGCGTGGCGTGGCAAGGCAGAAGATAAGAAGCAGGGTAGTGATGGTGTAGTAGACGTGGGTGACTGGGGTGATACCAACTGGGCCTGTCTTAAAGCTTACCAAGACCTCTTGTCTAATGGTGTATGCCCAGAGCAAGCACGTATGGTACTACCTCAATCAACCATGACTGAGTGGTACTGGTCAGGTAGCCTTGATGCCTTCGCTGCCATGTGTAATCTTAGGTGTGCAGGTGATACACAGTTAGAGACTAGGCTAGTAGCAAATCAAATATGTGACAGCATGAAAGAACTATTTCCTACATCCTGGTTTGTATTAAGACTGGAGAAGTAGATGATTAGTGCAGCGTTGATGTGCCTAGCCATGAATGTATATCATGAGTCCCGTAGTGAGCCTATGCTTGGACAGTATGCAGTAGCACACGTAGTAGTAAATAGAGTTCAGAGTGATAAGTATCCTGATGAAGTGTGTGCCGTAGTACATCAAGGCTTTCATAAGGGTAGGCATAAGTGCCAGTTCAGCTGGTACTGTGATGGTAAATCAGACAAAGCCCATGAGGAATTAGCTTGGGCTAGGTCATTAATTGTAGCCGACAACGTGTTGCGTGGTAAAGTACCTGACGTAACCAAGGGAGCTACTCACTACCACGCAGTGTACGTTAAGCCGTACTGGTCTGCGTTATTAAAAAATACTGTGGCTTATGGCTCACATAAATTTTATAAAGAGGAGAAAAAATAATGACTAAGATAGAACTTGCAGGGATTGTCGGAGGCGTCATAGGTTTTGCACTAGGTATACTAGCTACATATCTTTTCTTAGCCTTGTTTAGTTTGGATGTTAGAATCTTTTTTGTTTAGAGGAGAAGGCTATGAGGTACGCAGTAATGTTTGAGATAGAACGAGATGAGTGGGTCTATGCGTCAGGAGAGAATCCTTTCACAGCTAACTCACCCATACTCACCTTCGCTACACATGAGGCAGCAAGTAAGGAAGCAGGCAAGTATCACACTGGTATTGTAGTCCAACAGGAAGGTGATCTTAGGGAGTTCGATAGGAGTGAACGAGCTAGGGCTGCTGTACGTTCCCGTTTGAATGGGAGGATGTAAATGTTTACAGTTGAATACGAATACGATGCGTCTGTGGTTATATCTATAGATGAAAAGGAAGGCTATGAAGATGTTGAGATGCACTTGTCGGAGGAGGGTACTGTTTTCTTTAGACAATACGATGAGGATCTAGATGATCATCACTTGATAGCAATTTCGTATCAACAGCTTCTTGACTTGTGGGCTTCAATGAGGCAGACTGAAGGCCTATTTAAATTAAAGATGTTAGGAGATTAACATGACACACGGCAACACAACAGTAGAAGACCTGATGAAAGAGTATGATCTAAAGGGGGATGATGTTAAGCTTCTTATTGAACAACACATAGTAGATAAGAAGTTTGAGGAGGAGTTAGACAAGTCTTGGGATACGATGGACTTTACTACCTTTGATAAGGCAGGAGGAATATGAGTTCGGTGGTGATGATGTCAGTAGATCAACCAACACAACCCTGCCCCTACGAATCATGTGGTAGTTCAGATGCTTTCAACTACAACACAGGCGGGTACGGTAAGTGTCACTCATGTGAGCGTTCTTACCCTAGCACAGAGAAGATGTTTGACTGGGCCTTGGAGACATACCCTGTCAATAAACGTAAACCTCCAGTACAACAGCGTCAGATAGCATCAGCTACCAATGCTGGTATTAGGGGCTTAGACACTGACGTATCTGTACTGTATGGTATACAACTCCAGATGGATGCTGAAGGTGATCCAGTTAGGTATGCGTTCAAGTATCCTAATAACGTTAAGTATCGTGGCTATGATGAGAAGAAGTTCTGGACAAAGGATAAGGGTACACCACGTGAACTGTTCGGGCCTGACTTCAACGCAGGGTCAAGCAAGCGTCTGTATATAACAGAGGGTGAGTTCGATGCAGCCAGTCTGTACCAAGCCTTAGGCAAAAGCTTTCCTGTTAAGTCTATACCTAGTGCATCTATCTCTGATAAGTTTATCAAGCAGAACTTTGACTACATGAACAGCTTCACTGAGGTTGTCTATGCGGGTGAACAAGATCCTGCAGGTAAGGCAGCGGCTGAACGTCTGTATGCTTTGTTCCCTGAGAAGTTCTTCTATGTGCCTATGACTAAGCACAAGGATGCCAACGACTTCATCATGAATGGTGACCAGGATGATCTTAAGTGGTCAGGTCTTAAGCCTCAGAGGTTTAGTCCAGACAACTTCTTTGTGGGTAACTACGAGGTAGAGAAAGCTATCACGACAGAGAACCCATACGAGTACGTACCTACTGGACACTCAGGTATAGACGATAAGATACGAGGTCTAATCAAGGGTGGACTAACCTTCATCAAGGCTATGCGTGGTCAAGGTAAGACAGAACTGATACGCTACTTTGAGATAGGGCTACTCAAGCAAGACACAAAGGTAGCTATGCTACACATGGAAGAGATGAAGTCTACCACCTACCGTGCAATGGCTACCTACGAGCTAGGTTGTAATGTTCGTACTAAGGAAGACGCAAAGGAAAACGGTGTGACTGAGGATCAGGTCATACTAGCAGCTAAGATAGCTTCACAAGATGACAAGACAATAGTCTTTGAGATGCGTGGTCATGATGATCCTATGCACCTGCTCGACTATGTGCGTCTGGCTACTACAGTGTATGGTGCTGAGTTCATCTTCATTGATCACGTGCAACGTCTGGCCTATCTATCTAACGCTGGTGTTGAGGGTGCTACTAGTACGCTGACTACCTTGGGCGCACGTATGGCACAGCTTGCTAAGGAGTTAAACATTGGCGTTGTCTTTATCTCACAGGTGAATGATGATGGTCGCACTAAGTATGCTGCCTCACTTGAGGAAGAAGCAATCGTGTGTATCAAGTTGGAGCGTGACACTGAGTCAGAAGATGAGACAATACGCAACACAACTAACTTCATCGTTGACAAGAACCGCCCCTTTGCTAAGCTGGGTAAGTCAGGTAGCGTCTACTATGATCCAGACACTACCGTACTGGAGGAGGTTTCATTTCAAGTATGAAGATTGTTATTAGTGACATAGAAACTAATGCTGTCATAGGTAGTGATAAGCTTTGGCTATGCGGTGGTAAGGATGTGGACACAGGTGAGGTCTACAAGTTTGAGAACTGTCATGAAGATACTGTAGCTAAGGCTGCTGCTATTGAGTGGCACAAGTCAGTCGATTACTTTGTTGGTCACAACTTCATTCAGTTTGATGCACCTGAGATAAACAGACTGCTTCAGCCTAGGCTCATTGATCCATCTAAGGTCATTGATACTCTGTTAGTGTCACGTGTTGTGGACTACGGGATTGAGATACCTAAGGGTGCTAGGTCTCCACATAGCTTAGATGCTTGGGGCCGTAGGCTTGGGGTACATAAGGGAGACTTCCATAACTTCAGTGAGTTCTCACAGGAGATGGTTGACTACTGGTACGGTGACTTGGATACGACTGAGGCTTTGTACAATCACTTCTCTAAGTACATCTACGATGAGAGTTGGAAGAGATCACTACGTGCAGAGCATAACCTACAGATTGAGTTGGTACGTACTAGGTACTACGGGTTTGCCTTCGATACACCTAAGGCTTCTGGCCTACTAGCATCTGTACTAGATCAGATGTCTACCCTAGAGGATCAGTTCCAAGTAGACTTCCCACCTAAGCTTACACCTGTGAACACAATGATGTACCGCCTAAAGATAGATGGCACTGAGGTGGCTAGTGTTGTGAAGGCTAAGGAGAAGTATGCTCTGACCCAAGTTATAGGTGAAGACCTAGTGTGCTACAACTGGATCGACTTCAAACCTGGATCATCTAAGGATCGTATTGAAGCACTGTGGGATGCTGGCTGGAAACCATACGACAAGACTGTCACTGCTATTAAGTTTGCTAGGCTGTCTGTTGGTGATCCATACGGTAAGAAGGGTGTTGGTATGACTAAGGAGTTCTACAAAGAAAAGAAGAATGACCTAGCCAAGTACGGGTGGGCTTGCTCTGAGGATAACCTTGAGACATTACCTGAGTATGCACCAGAGGGGGCACGTTCACTAGCTAAGTGGCTGACCCTCGAAGGACGCCGTAGTTCCCTAGTGGAGTGGATCAATCAGGTAGGTACTGATGGACGTATACATGGTACTATTAATAACATTGGTGCATGGACAGGTAGATGTGCACACAACTCCCCCAACACAGCAAACATACCATCATCCTTTCATGGCGAACCTAAGTCAGCGGTTGAGGAAGTTAAGAAACAATATGACTCTGACCTTCGTTCGTGCTGGACTACACCTAAGGGTAGCTGGCTGGTGGGTACAGATGCAGACGGTATTCAGCTTAGAGTATTAGCAGACTATATGTGGAGACACTTCGATGCGGATCAATATGCACGTGCTATTATGGACGGTAAGAAGGAGAATGAAACAGACATACACAACGTTAACAAGAAAGCTTTGGGCCTTAACCATGCGACACGTGACATGGCTAAGACTTTTATCTACGCTTGGCTTCTAGGAGCAGGTGTCGAGAAGACTGCACAGATACTCAAGGTTAATAAGGACAGTGCAGTAAAGGCTAGGGAGTCATTCATTAAGTCTATTGATGGTCTCTCTGATCTAAAGAATAGACTTGTTCCCTACATAGCGGAGCGAGGTTACTTCACAGGTTACGATGGACGCCAAGTTAAGGTGCCTAACGAACACAAGACGTTGGCTGGTATGTTGCAGTCAGCTGAGAGTATTCTAATGAAACACACACTGCTTAGCTGGACGACTGAGGCACGTAAGCTTGGCATCAACTTCAAGATGGTTGGGTTCATCCATGATGAGTACCAGACAGAGGTTATAGGAACTAAAGAAGAGGCTGAAGAGTTAGGTAAACTCCAAGCTAAGTGCATGGAAGAAGTAGGGGTTGAGCTAGGATTTAAGATACCTACACCTGGATCTTATGATGTAGGAATAAATTGGCTTGACACTCACTAATAAATAATTGTATAACAGAAACACCATAGATAAGAGGTACGATAAAATGGCTACTGAAATTCTTGAATTGTTTGGCACACTAGACTGGGCTAAAGTATTTGAACACAACCGTGATCAAGCGTCATGGAATGTTGAGACAGATGGCGAGTGCAAAGTCACCATCACTCTTGATGAAGACAACGCAGATAAGCTTAAGTCAGCTGGCTGTCAGAAGAAAATGGAATCCGTTGAGGGTGGTACTAAGGTTACACTTAGCCGTCCGTTCAAAGGCAACAATGATTGGGGTAGTGGTACGCCAACTGTTGTAAACGTTAAGGGTCTCGACTGGGACTTTGACGTAGACGGTTTCATAGGTAACGGAAGCACAGGCATGGTACGTGTAGCCGTTTACGATACATCGACTGGACGTAGGGGTACACGTCTAGAAGCGGTGCAGGTCATTGATCACGTGACCTACGAGTCTGAAGGAGGAAGCTCCTCCCCTTCCTTCAAAGACTTATCCTCTAAAGTTGAGGATACTAAAGCTGCCCCTGTTAACAAAGCATCCAAGAAGAAAGCTACAGTATCAGAAGATACTATTCCTTTCTAGGTGTTTTGAATTTGTGTTGTCCTATAAAAAAGCCCCTTCCCTTAGTTGGGTGGGGGCATTCTTATTCATAACAAGGGAGAGATATGGTGGAAGTTAAAACAAACGATACGCTGGTACATGACATCGAACAGACTATACTAGGTCAGAACGGTTGGGACACAGCTATCGGTGAGTTTATGTCTAACAACATAGCAGACATGGCTGAGCAACGGTTTGGTAAACCACAGGAACCTCGTTCATATCTATCTCTCTCATCACTAGGTACGCCATGTGAGCGTAAGCTTTGGTACAAAGTTAATAAACCTCTGGAGTCAGAACCACTAGGCCCAGATACCCTATTCAAATTCTTCTACGGTGACATGATCGAAGAGCTAGTACTAGCTGTAGCATCTGTGTCTGGACACTCAGTCACTGGTATGCAAGACCGCATGGATGTCCACGGCATCAAGGGTCACAGAGATGCTGTCATTAATGGTATGACTATTGATGTTAAGTCTGCATCACCTTACGCCTTCAGGAAGTTTAAGGATGGTAACCTACGTAAAGACGATCCCTTTGGTTATATCTCACAGCTTAGCTCCTACGTGTACGCAGCTGTTGATGATCCGCTAGTAACTAACAAGACACACGGTGGTTTCCTTGTAGTCTGTAAGGTTAGTGGGGCTGTATGCCTAGACGTGTACGACTTCTCTGAAGAGTTTGATGGGAAAGAAAGCACAGTCAAGCACCTCAAGGCTATGGCTAAGAGTGAAGACCCACCTGAGAGAGCCTTCGAGCCTATACCTCAGTCTAAGACAAGCACTAACGGTAACATGAAACTTCCGTCTACCTGCGGCTACTGCGACTTTAAAAAGGTATGCTACCCTAAGCTACGTAAGTTTATCTACAGTGACAAACCACTGTACCTAACTAAGGTAAAGAAACTTCCTAACGTAGCAGAGGATTTAGAATACCGTGGTGAAATATAATAACAAAAGACTGAGGGGTATCCAAGAAGGTTATCGCTCAGGCCTTGAGGTAGACACAGCTAACTACCTAAAGAAAAGAAACATCTCCTTTACTTACGAGAAAACAAAGATCAAGTGGATAGACTTACGCAATAGAACCTACACACCTGACTTTGTTCTAGGTAACGGCATCATAGTGGAGACTAAGGGCCGCTTCGTTACTGGCGACAGAAGGAAACACAAAGAAATAAAACGACAGTTTCCTGATTATGATATAAGGTTTGTCTTTACAAACAGTAAATCACGACTGTATAAGGGTAGCAAGTCTACATATGGTGACTGGTGTACACAACACGGCTTCATCTATGCCGACAAAGTTATACCAGAATCCTGGTTAAAGGAGAGCAGTAATGACTAAACAGTTTAAACCATACGCTGAGATACTTAAGGTAATCAAAGGCCCATTTGAGAACGGTGAAGACCTTCCTTGGAACCTGTGCCTAACTAAGTACAAGTATGACAGTGACCTACATGAGGAAGAGTTTTACTACGATAACATGAAGCAAGCTATGGACGACGTAGACTTTCTATCTAGTAACGTTAGTCTTATTATTGATAGTAATGGTAAGTCCCAACACGATGACGTAATAAGAAAGGTTCAAGGTTATGTCTAAAAACTATGTAAGTAAAACAGCTGTTGTGTTTTCTTGTGCACACTGTGACCCTTCTATTAATAACAATAGGTTCAGTCTACTTGGTAGCTTTCTTTATGACATCAAGCCTGACTACGTTGTAGACTTAGGTGACGGTGCCGACATGAGATCCCTCAATTCATTTGATACACGCAGCCCAGAAGCTATCGTCAGTCAGAGCTATGAGGCAGACATAGAACAATACAACGAAGCTCAAGATCGTTTACGTTGGAAGTTCAGACATCATAAGCGCAAGCGTCCAGCCTTCTATGGGTTTGAGGGTAACCATGAGAACCGCATTAAGAAAGCTCTGAAGAGTGACCCACGTCTGGAGGGTTCTAAGTACGGCATATCCTTCAGTCACCTACAAAATAACCACTGGTTTGATGAGTACCATGAGTACCATAACTCAGCGCCAGCTATCCATGACTACGATGGTGTGTCCTACGCTCACTTCTTTAGTGCTGGTAATTTTGGCACAGCCATGAGTGGAATGCACCACGCAAATTCCTTACTTGCTAACAGGTTTAAGAGTTCAACCTGTGGTCATTCACACAAGAGAGACCTGAAGTTCAAGGATGCAGCTGGTGCTATAGGCCTAGTAGCTGGTTGTTTTAAAGGTGCAGACGAGGCCTGGGCTGGGCAAGCTAACCTTGACTGGTGGTCTGGGGTAGTAGTCAAGAGAGAAATACATAATGGCTTCTATGAACCAGAGTTTATTTCTTTAGCCTCACTGCAAAAAGAATACGGTTGACACTGCTATGAAAAATAATATAACTAGGAGTTTCTGACAATGAAATTTGAGGCCAGAATTGTTTTGGAGGTAGACCCTGAAGCTAACTTCTTAGAAGTATCTGACACTAATTCTTGTGTAGAAATTCTAGAGTTACTTGAGAATTTAATTTATGACACCGATGATATATTCATCCTAAACTGTGAGGTAAACACACATGACTAAACTTATTATTGAAGACAACGAGTACGACACGGAAGACTTAACGGAAGAACAGACTGCTATTGTTAACACACTGAACCTAGGTCAGAACTCTATTG